ACCATTACTTTTTCTGCCTGGTCTTTCCGTCGTTATATGTATTTTCATCCCCGTTTACGAAATAGTCAGGCTGTTCTACAACCTCCATATCGATTTCCCATCCTCCCGGGCCGCCCCTTACATCGGTAACCCTGTAGCGCGTTCCGCGTTGCACAATGATTTCTGCTTCGCCGCTTACGTGCGTTGACCTGTCTCCCTTTTTATAGATCTTACGCGTTGTCGTCCCGCCCCAGTAGCTTTGCGGCTCTGCGTATATCCCTTTTGTTCCCGCTGGAGCGTAAATATTGTAATGTACGGTCCCACTAAAGCCTGTGCCTGTTGCTACGCCCGTGCTTGTGAACCCATGATTCTGTCCGGTCTGCCCTACAAGAGCCTTCTTTACTTCCGCTGTGCTGTATCTCCCGCTCAAAAGATCCATAACCTTATTGAAAGTAAGGCCGCCTGTCCCGCCGCTCTCCCATAATCCTGCGAGCCCTTCATCATCGCTGCCGCGTACAAGCCAGATGCCCTTCGCCAGCCTGCTTTTCTCTATTGCCTTTGTACACTCCGTAATCGCTTTATGGTAGGACGGATGACCATTTGCTTTCCCGAATTTTGCCATAGCTGGGGCATCGTTGAAGTTTCTGTTTCCATAGTTGTCCTGATGTCCCCATATCGTTTTATCCAAGCCGACAAAATGAGAGGTACCAACCCGTCCCCAGCGGTCATTAAATCCACACAACGGCTGATTCATCGGATGCGAGTTTCTTGTGTATTCCCATACCCCGTATTTTTCAACATCCGTCAGCGTGCCCCATGTTGCGTCAAGCTCCGGACGTAGTTCTCTGTCCGCCTTATATTTGTCATTAAATCTTCTCGCCGCTTTCTTTGTTGCGGCATCCCATGCGTCCGGTGCAAACTGTGTTTTCTGCTCTCCGGCTGTCGCGAGATCCATCTGCGGCGCCGCTTTACCGGCTGCTTTTTTCTTCGCCTTTGCTTTCATCATTTCGAGGTTCGGTACCGCTGCGGTCTTCTGGAACCCGGCAGCGTCATACAGATCCTGGACGGCTTTCAGCGCCGCATCACGCTTTTCGAGCAGTTTCCCGTTCTTTTCAAACTCGTTCAGCGCTTTCAGCTTCTTTTCAAGCTCTTTGATCTTTTCGTCCGTAGCCCAGGTCGCTCCGTATGACTGTGCATCCTTGTACTTCTGGATTTCCGCTTCGTAATAATCCCGCTTGCCCTGAATACTCGCTTTCTTTGCCGGATAATCGGCCAACGTGACCGGGTCTTTCCAGATATCCTTATACTGCTTCGTCTCGCTGATCTTGGCTTTTAAGGCTTCTTTCTGGGCTTCTGCGAGCGCGACCTTCGCCACATTCAGGTCGTTCATCTTCCCGGCCTTTTTCACGGCTTTCCATTCCTCATAGTTCATGTCCGTGATCAGGCTGCTCCCGGCCCGGTGATAGACCCTGTGCTTCTTCCCGTTCTTGTCCGTGTAGGTTGTGTAATAATCGTCATACTGGATGCGGTCTTCCATGGTCGGCGCGTTCGGGAACCCGTCGTACTCGTACGTTAACGTACACCGGCAGTTCCAGACGTCTCCCGGCTTCCCTTTAATGTCTCCGGGATACTCCATCTCGCTCCCCAGCGGTGTCTTGAACTTGTCATCAACGTCAATCGTGACCCCGTCCATCTTCTGGTGGCTGTCTCTTGTCCGGCTGTCCAGCGTGGCAAGCCAGCATTTTTTACACTGGATGCCCATGCCCTTCGCCCTGTGAAGCGATTCCATCCGCCCGCTGTTCTGCGCTCCGGTCATCGCGGTTCTGGCGTACCGCACCATGGATTTCATGTTGCTTTCTGCGGTTTCCGTCGCGATCCTTTTCGCCAGCTTCGGGATGCTCTCGCCCTGCAGAACCCCCTGTGTGATTGCCGCGGCGATCTTTTCCTGGTTCCATCCCTTGTCCTTCTGCGCGTCCACCTTCTTCCGCGGCAGCAGTTCAGGCTTATTCCGGATCAGAGTCTTCACCGTGTCTTCGTCATATACGGCAAAGCTCAGGTTCAGCTTCGCCGCCTTTTCAATCTCATAACTCTGGAAGTTCGCGTTTTCCGCAAACACAGAAAACGTTTCCCCGTTGATCATCCCGATCGCTTTCTGGTTCGCCGCCAGCATGGTTTCGCTCATCTGATCGATCTGCTGCTGCAGAAGCTCCGAATGTGCAATCTGCCCGTTGACCCATGCGTCAAATTCTGCCTTTGTGATCTTCCCGCTATGCAGGTCTTCCAGCTTCTTGTCGTATTTTGCGGCATACTCCGCTGTGAACTTGTCAAACTCGGCCCTCAGTTCCTTCGCCGCCTGCCCATACACCTTCTGCAGTTCATCCGTCAGTTCCGCTTCTGCTTGTTGCGCTGCCAGCGTTCCCGGATCAATCCCGATAGATCCGGACGCGGCAGGAACCGGCTGCAGTCCAATCGCGGCAGCAGCTTCATTCGCGCTCATTTTCCCTTCCTGCATAATCTGCGCGAGCTGCTCGATCTTTTTGATGTCCTCATCGGTCAGCACTTTGTTGCCGTCTTCCGTAATCTGACCCATGAGTGCATCGTATTCGTCTTCCGTCATGGCATGCCCCGTAGGAATCGGCTGCACCTGCATCCCAGGCTTGTATCCCGCCGCCACATTCATGGCTTCCTCGACCGTGAATCCGTTATCGATACTCAGGTTCATGGCGGCATCCAGCTGCGCTTCGATCTGCTCCTTGCTTGTGCCGCTGTCAGCCAGGAAATTCACCATATCTGTTAATTTATTAACCTCATCCTGTGTCAGGTCACCGTGAATAAACGCATTGAGCAGCTTCTGCTCCATCGCGCTTGTATCCATGTCCGTTTCCTGCTCGAGCCCAAGCTCTTTCTTAGCTTCTTCTTCCGTCCAGTTGCCCTTGTTCGCTTCCAGCTTGTCGATCAACTGCGCATATTCCTTGTATGGGATGTTCCCTGCATCGAATTGTTCTTGCAGCGCGTCCAGGAGGCTGTTTTCCTGTTCCTCCGTGATCGTAGCCTTCTTCGGTGCCTTTGGCGCGTTTTTCGCCGCATCTACGGCTTCTTCCGGCGTCATGCTGTTCACATTCACAAACTGGACGGCGTCCTTCATGATCTTTTCCGCGTCCTTTGGCGTCATTCCGGCGCTTTCCAGTTTGTCGAGCTGCTCGACTAAATCCGACAGCTCCCCGTCCGTGATCGTCCCGTCTTCCTTTTTCTCATACAGCATATCGTAGATGTCGTTGTGCTCTTTTGCAGTCCATGCGATCTTCACAGGCTGGGCTGTCTGCTGTTTCACCTGCTCTTTCTCATACTCTGCTTCTTCCTGCGTGATGAACCCGAGCCCGAGCTTTGCATCGACAAACCCATTGCCATCTTTTTTCATATCATCAAGGGCGTCTTTCATGTCGTTCGCTTCATCAAGCGTGATTATCCCGTCTTTAAGCATTGTATCGATATCGTTCAGGAGCAGTTTGTATTCTTCCGTTGTCATGGGCTGTTCCTTTACTTCTGCTGTTGCTTTCCCGCCCTTGACACTGATCTTCACTCCGTTCTGATTCGCCTGGTTTTTCAGTTCCTGCATTTTTGTCTGCATCGCACTGTATGTAATATTCCCGGCCTGTGCTTCCTTCAGCAGATTGTTTGCCGCTTCGCTGTATTCATCCGGTGTCTTTGGCTTTTTCGCCGCGTCAATCGCTTTTTTTGTTTCCGTGTAGCTTGCGCCATTCCCATACATCTCATCCAATTTTTTTACAAGATCTGCCATCTCCACGTTTGTGATCTCGCCATTCGCCTTTTTCTTATCAATCGCTTCCCAGATCTTGTTATACTGTTCGTCCGTCATCCCTTTGCTGGCCGTTTTCTGCGCTTTCTGGGCCGCCGTTTTCTGGGCGGACGTGGATGCCTTTTTCGCCGCGGATGCTGAAACAGGCCCGTTCTGGGCCTGATTCGCTGGGTTGTTCTTCTTCTTCCATTGGATGTAGGCGTAGTTGGTGATCTCTCCGGCCTTGTATTTTTTGTACATGGCGCTTTTCTGCTTGTCGTATTCCTCCTGCGTCATACCGCCGGATGCCGCCGCTCCAGCTCCGGGCGTCGCCATGGAGAGAATCTGCTCGATCTGCTGGATCGCTTTCTCCGCGTCGCTGACCGGAACCTTTCCGATCTGCAGCCCGCTGTAGTTGTCGTTGAGCAGACTTTCCGCTTTCTTGTAATCGCCCGGCAGAAGCTGTCCCTGTTTGTTTTTCGCGATGGTTTCCTTCATGAGCGCCTTGAGTTTGTCCATCGCTTCATGCTTCGTCATCCGGCGTCACCTCACTCTTCGTCTTCGTCCTCGAACGGGTTGTCCTGGAACCGTCCAAATTCCTCCGTTTCCGCCCTGGCCAGGATTCCGTCCACCTCATCCGGCGTGATCCACGGCAGCTTTTCGAGGATCGTCTGCTTGTCGAGATACTGCGCCGCGCTCATAACCATCTCGGTCTGCTCCTTCTGGTTGCTGACCCGGTTCCTGTGGAACATCGGCACATCGTCAATACCCATCATGTCCAGGATCTGCCGGATAAAGGTGATCAGCTGATACTCGAAGGCATCCGCTTCTTCATCCATCGGCCAGTACGCCGCTTCGATATGGTCATTCGTCGCTCCGGCTTCCACGGTGTGGACGTCAAACCCGCCGAAGTTCTCATAGGCGAGGTTCCGCAGCATATTCAGGCACTTTTCCCTGGCTTCATGCGGGATTTCCTGCGTATACGGCGTGATACTGCTATTCTCCCCGTCAATGACCGCCATGTGCTGGAGGATCAGCCGGTCGAGGATCTGCCGCTTGTCCGCTTCCTTCATGCCCATCGCCCCGGAAATCAGCCAGTAAACCTGGGCGACGTCGTGGATATCGTTCGCGAACCCTGAAATCACCATGTCCATGCTGTCAATGATCGGTTTCAGCGTGTCCAGCGCGCTGGCCCGGTTTTCCCCGGAATACAGCGGGAAGATCGGCAGCGTGGTCATGTTCCCGGTACCCGTCACTTCCTCCCCGTAGAACTCGCTGGTTTCCACGGTTTCGATGTACGGTTTCAGGTCTTCCGCTTTTTCCAGCGCCGCCAACCCGAACTGATCTTTCCTTGTCTCGTACTTCGTGTACCCTTCCTCGGTGTACAGGATCGCCGTGATCGGCCTTTTCCCCCAATCCAGCGACCAGAACCTCACCCCGCCGCGCAACGCTCCGGTGTGTTCGTCGTAAAGCGGCAGGAACTCGGTCTTTTTGAAGAGGTTATATTCCCATTGATCCTGCTCATGCCCGATATGGACGTACAGATAGGCCGCGCCGTTGCTCTGCGCCCAATATGCAGCCTGGTACACGCTCTGGTCGAAGTCGTTTCCAAGCATTTCCTTTGTCGGATCAACCGCTACGCTTTCCCCGTTGATCAGTTCCTTCCGCTTCCCTGCGAAGGAGATTCCATTGCCAAGGGAATAACTGCACCGGTCGGTCACCAGCCGGTGGATCAGCCGGTTCCTGATCTTGATGTTGCTTGCCGTGAAGTCATTTTCGGGAAGCCCGGCCATATTGTAGATAACCTTGGTCGTATTCAGGATTTCTGTGTTCCTTCCGGCCATGTAATCCTGCTCGATCTGGGCTTTCTTGTATTCCTCGCTGTTCCGGTAGGAGACCAGCGCTTCCCTGATCCAATCTGTCTTGTTCTCCGCTTTCTCATAATCCTGCCACGTGATCATTCGTCCTCACCTTCCTGTTCGTCTTTTTCGTCCTGTTCAGGCGTCGGAACCATGACCGCCGCGTCCCAGGGCATCGTTCTCCATAACCGTCTTTCCAGATCTTCACTTGTAGGCATACCCGACTCCTTCCTCACCGTGAAAACGGCGATACATAGTCCTCTCCTGCCTGCCGGTCAAGTATTCTGCAAACACAGGCCGCGGAATCCGGCGCGTCGTCGTGCTCCGCGTCCTCTGTGTAGCCCAGAATCTGGTTGATGTACTCCTTGTCGGTGCCCTCAAGCCATCGGATATTCGGCCACCATTTCCTCAGGAAGGCCGCAATTTTGACGTATTTGTTCTGATGCTCCGTGTACGCCCCTGCCGGAAGTCCGGCGTTTACAATCTCCCTCGCGAGATATCCCTTGTCAGCGTTCTTCTCGCAGTAGACCGGCCCGCACATCAGTTCGTTTGCGCGGCTCACACAGTACCCCAGCACCGTATCCACGTGCCCGTGCCACATCTTTCCGTAAAGATACAGATAATCCCCGACCTTTTTCCCGCACGTGAACGCGGTATAGTCTTCCCCGCCATAGGCCGCGTCAATGTGCGCGATCCCGTCCCGGAACAATTCCTCCGGCTCCGCGTCATCCCGCTTCAGGATCTCCTGCGCCATCTCCCGCGTGATGAACTCCGGCGGCGTCTTGAACAGCGCGTCTTCCGCGGCAATATGCACCAGTTCATAGTTCGCCGCGAAGAGGGAAGGCGCCATCTTGCTCCGCTTGTCAGCGATTTCCTCCTGCGACATCAGCCCGGTGTGGTAGCAGTCCCATTTTTCCGGCTCCGGCATCAGGCAGAAGGCGTCCTCCGGATGCCATGGCGTCCCCGTGTTGATCAGCCGCCCGTCCGGACGGTTCACGATGTTCACCAGTTCCTGATAGACCAGCTTCGTCCGCTCCCGCTCGGCCTTGCTTTTCCGGTCTTTCAGGTTGACGATATCGTCCGTGAAGACATACTCGAAGTGTTTACCGGTGATCGATCCGCCAATGCCCATCCCGACCAGTTGGCTCGTACCCCTCGTGTCCGTGGTCAGGTTGGTGTTGATCTCCATCGCGTTGTCTGTCGTCAGCTTCAGCGTAACCCCGTATATAATGCCGACCAGATACACCGTCTTCGCGTTCTGGAGGATCTTGCGCGTCTGATTGATGATCTCCTTAACGTCATCATCCGTCTTCCGGGCGAAGAGGATTCTTTTGTTCGGATAAACGATCATCAGGATCGCCAGCACGATGGACAGGCATGTTGTCTTGTACGATCCGCGGTGGCCCTGGAGCGTATAATCCCCGGTTCCGCTGATCATCTGCCGCATCCAGCCGCCATGAAGGTCGGTCAGCTTCGTAAACCCGACCAGGCGCCCGAACGCATCCGGGTGCCTGACCAGGAACCGTACCGCTTCCGTCCTTGTCATTCGCTCATTTCCCCCGCTTCAGCCTTTTCACCCAGCTATGTAACGCCCTCTGCGTGATCGGCCTTGTCTGGCCCTTCTGCGCCCGTTTTGCAGCTTCCCGCGCGTCATGATCCTGCTTCCATTCGCGGTACGGCCCGCAGACCCCGTGGCAGGTGACCGTCCGGTCGTGGCAATCCTTACACGGGCAATCCCTCATTTCCGGTCCTTCTTCCTGGGTTTCCTGAAGCTGTCCGCTTCCGGGCACGTTGCGAAGTGCGAAATATACCCGATTGCCGCCCCATCGATCTGCGTGGCCATCTGTCTGCCGCGCTTCACCTTGCCGTCCGGCAGCACGAACAGTTCAGGCCCGTGTTCAGTAGGGAAGAAGTACATACTCTCCGTGTTCACCGGCATCGTTTTCCCGCCTTTGGTCTTGATAAACCCGATTTCCTGCTTGCATCCCCTGCATGGTGCTGTCCTCATACGCCTGTCTCCTTTACGATCTGTTCCACCTCGGCAATAACCCCCGGATCGACCTCGGCAACCATGACCTTGTCCACCGGTTTAAACCCTGCGGTGTCCCGCAGCAGTTCCCAGAATTTCGGGTTGCCCTTTGCCACTTCCTTGACCGCAACCCGCACCATCATCTGGCCCCCAGTGATCTTGCTTCCATCCTTGTCCGTCCCGACGTCTTCCTCCATCCACAGCTGGCATAGCCGCCGAAGGTCGGCTTTCTCGCGCCTGGATTCGCCTGATCGTCGGCCCGCTTCAGCCGCTCGTTCATCCCCCGTTCCAAATCGTTTCCCTGGGAGTGCGGTCGCCCCTTTGATAAAGCGCCCTTTTTCGTCCCTCTGGGCCTGTTTCCTGCCCTTCTTTTCTTCCTTCGGCATTTATGCCACCCCTCGTTTCGCAGCCGCCTGGAATCGGTCATACTGCCGCAGCTGCGCCGTTAACCGGTTCAGGTGTTTCCGCAGATCCCGGTAATGGATCGGCCCGGCCTTTTTGATTTCCTCCTGGATCTGCCGGATCTTTTCCGCTGTTTCCGCCCTCGTCATCTTTCTCATCCTTTCAGCAGTTTTGCTTTCCCGCCTGTGAATTCTTCCCATCGCTGGAGGATCGCTTCCGCGTACCGTTCGTCCAGTTCCATCATGAAGCACCGGCGGTTCAGCTGCTCCGCGGCGATCATGGTGCTTCCGCTCCCGCCGAACAGATCCAGGACAATTCCTCCCGGCCTGCAGCTGTTGTGGATCATCTTTCCCATCAGCATGACCGGTTTCATGGTCGGATGCAAAAGGTTCCGCAGCGGCTTGTCTTCCCACATGACCGTCTGCGGCGTTTCCTGCTGCTTCTCGATCAACTCGATCAGCTGATCCTTGGTCAGCTTCTTCAAGTCGACGGAATTCTCGCACACCGTGCTCTGCGTCCGGTCATCCGTGAACCAGTGCGTTCCATCCTTCCATCCGTACAGGCACGGCTCGTGCCGCCACTGGTAATCCTGCCGCCCGAGGACAAACGTGTTTTTGACCCAGATGATGCACTGGCGCAGCTGCCATCCGACCTTCAGCGCCGCTTCCCTGAACTGGTATCCGTTGCTGTCCGCGTGCCAGATATAATAGGCCGCTCCCGGTTTCATCACGGCATCCGCCGCCTGGAAGGAGTCGTACAGGAACTGATCAAAGGCGCTTTCGCCCATGTTGTCATTCTCGATCTTCATCCCTGTGCCGCCCTCATAGTCGACGTTGTACGGCGGATCGGTCAGGAACAGATCCGCTTCCTCGCCACCCATGAGTTTTTCAACGTCCCCCAGTTCGGTGGAGTCGCCGACCATGAGCCGGTGATCCCCTAATTGCCATACCTGGCCTTTACGCGCCCTTTTTGGCGCTTCCGGGATCTTGCCTTCCCACTCATCCTCTTTCGCTTCAGCCGTGTCTTCCGGCTCCGTTTCAGCCCCTACAAAGTCGAAATCGAAGCCCTCGAAGTCCAGGCCGTCCATGTCTTCCTGCAAAAGGTCATAATCCCATGGGCTTTCGTTGGTCTTGTTGTCCGCGATCCGCAGTTCCCGGATATCTTCATCGGTCAGCTGATCCGCGGCCTTATCGATCACCTTGACCGGAATCTCGCATCCGATCTGCATCGCCGCCAGCCGCCGTCCGTGGCCAATCACCAGAACATTGTCCTGGGTGATCACCGCTTCCTGCTGCCATCCGAACCGGCGGATGCTGTTCGCGATGTTCCGCACCTGCTTTTCGTCGTGGGTCTTCGCGTTCAGCGCGTACGGGATCAGGTCTTCCGGCTTCCGCCATTCCGTATAATGGCGCTTATCAAACGCTCTGTTCTTCGCCACGGGCAGAATCCTCCGCTATCTTGTCGATGAACCGCTGGCGTTCCTGCATAAGCGGTTCCAGCGCCTCTTTCTTGATCATCCTGGACGGCGTCGGAATAAATGCCCCGGCTGCATACCCGTATCTTTCTTTGGCGTCTTCCGCCCAGAGCGCAGAAACAATAAACATCAGATTCCCGTATCCGAGGCCCTCTCCGATCGTCCGGATCGTCCTGATTCCT